GACGAGGCGAGGAGGCGGATCGTCATCGTCGGCGACCGCGGAACGTAGCCGGCGACGCCGAACCCGTCGACGCCGACCTGCGTCTCGGTCGTCGCGACCGCGTCCGTTGTAAACGCGTCGTCGACGCCGAACTCCTGAAGCTGCTGCGCCGTCGGGTAGACCCCGGCGATCGAGAGCATGAAAACCGCGTTGGCGGACGTAATCGAGAGGGCCATCTTTTATACCTTTACTGGATCTCGATCGAGGCCAAAAGAAGTTGGTGAATTGCGCCGCCGTCGCTATACCAAAGAGTACACGGCGGCGACGTCCGCGCGATCCGAACCTGCGCGGTCGCGGGCTTGATCTGCAAGTACCACCCGCGGTTGACGATGGTGTTGTCGATCCTCAACCCAGCGGAGTTGTTCATCTGCGCGATCTGCGCGGCCGAAAGGGTGACGCCGGCGACGATCGCGCCGAAGTTGACCGCAGCGTTGATCGGATCCATGCAGAACGACTCGATCAGCGCGTAGCCGGGCGTGTTGTACGGGATCGACGGGGTGTTGACCAGGCCGTTGAGGATCGCGAGCTGGAGCGCCTTGTTCAACCAGATCTGGTTGACGTAGCTGTCCTTCCAGACGAACGGCCCGGTGATCGACCCGTTAGCGTAGAAGCGGAACTCGTCGTTGTCGGTCGTGTAGTCACCGTAGAAGTTGATCCCGTACTCGCCGAGCTTCAGCGCCTTGGTCGCGTTGAAAATCTGCCCAGCAAGCCCGGACTGGCTCTTGAACTTAGCGGTCTGCCGCCCGTTGGTCCGGGTAAAGTCTAGGCTACCGATCCAGCTCATCCCGAACGCGGCAAGCTCGCCCCCGACGGTGTCGATCGTCGGGTCCTCGTAGACCAAGGAAGTACCGGAGTAGTTACCGTTGACGATCGCCGCGGGCGCGGGCCCCGGGCCGCCCGTCTCAGTGTCGAGGACGTTGGTGTCCCACATCTCGTAGACGAACCGATTGTTCTTCCCGTTCACCCACCCGGCGAACAGGATCTTGTCATCGTCGACAGGCTCCCAGGTCGTCATAAACGACGCCCAGTTGAGCGTGACGTCGACCAGCGCGTCCATAAAGGTGTTCGGATCGGTCGCCACGGCGCCCTGCGAGAGGACCGCACCGGTCGCCTGCGTCAGGTGAAGCGAGGTGGCCGGGGTGCCCGTGGCGAAGGCGAGCGTCGAGCCGAGGCCAGTGGTTGAGGAGGCGATCACGAAGGCAGCGAGGACCGAATCGTAGTAGACCGCCGGTGCGAACGCGATCATCGTTTCGCTGGCGACGGTAAGCGCGTTGTTGAGCTGGTAGTGCCCAACGCCGCCGACCGTCCCGGATAGCTGTGCGGCGACGTAGGTGCCGGCGGTCAGCCCGGTCCCGTTAAGCCGATCGAAGATCCCCAGCGTACCGGAGTTGACGCTCGTCACCACGAGGGTCGTATCGGCGTCGGTGATCGTGGTGCTGCTCATGTTTCCGGGGGTCGCAGCGGCGCTCAGGAGATAGGTCCCGGTCGAGCCCAGCGTCCCGGTCAGCTGGGCCAGGACCTTGCAGCCCGCCGGGAGCGCGTTCCCGCCGGTTGAACCGGTCAGCGCGGCGTTGGCCAAGATGACGCCAGAGGCGACCGCAGTGACCGTGAGGGTCGTACCAGAGGTCGAACCGGTGAACGTCGCGCCGATCGTGCCCACGATCGAGGCGGTCTGCGGGCCGAAGAGGCCGAGCGAGGTCGCGATCGAGTCCGCGGCGTTCGAGAAGCTGGTGACGGCCGAAAGGTTGATCGCGTTCGAGACCGGGCTACCGTCGATCGTAACGCTGAGCGTCCCACTAATCGCCTGCAGCGCGGCCAGGGACGTACCGACCATCGATCCGCCACGAAGGTAGGCGCCGACGGCCAGGACGGGGTACTGCGCGAACTTGAGCACCCCCGGCTGCGCGGTAGCGTTGTCCGGGCCGAGGAAGTAGATGGTGGCGAGCGCGGCCTCCTGCGTCGTCGGGCCGAAGTAGGCCTCGACGTCCTCAGCGGTCGCGAACTCGAGCACCTGGCCGATCGGCGGCTTGATCGACTGCGTCAGGATGAGCCCCGTCAGGTCGAGCGCGGTCCCGCCAGCGCTCAGGACGCTCGGGATAACGTTGACGACCTGGCTCGCCGGGATGGCCGGGGTGACCGACAGGGCCATAGATCTAGTCTCCTATCCGGTAAACTCGGTCGCTACCTCGACCGTCCCCACGCTGACCTGGGTGGCGAACTGCTGCGGCGTTCCCACGATCGGCCCTATCTGAAAGACCGCGTCGATCGACCACCGCTCCTCGTACTGCTGCTCGCTGTTCACGAAGGCCAGCTGGCGCATCGGCTCGCAGTATAACGGCGTCACGGGCAAAAGGCCATCGGTGCCGTACTCCGAGCGAAAAAGAGTCTCGATAACCCGCGCGTTGTCGGCTGAGGAGGGTCCGTGGACGTCAAGCTGCACGGTCCACTGCGTAGCCGCGCTGTCGGCGCGTACCCCGGCGTACATCGTTTCGCTCGCGATCGTCTGGCCCGGCGCGACGGTGTAGGCCCCGGTCCCGCCGATCGAACCGGACAGCTGGGAAACGAGCCGGGTATCGACCGCGAGGAGGCTGGACCCGTCGATCAGGATCATCCCAGCGTCCAGCGCGCCGTTCTGGACCGCCGTAACGGTCAGGACGGTGCCAGCGATCGATCCCGTTACGACGTTGTCCTGGTAGACGACCAGGTTCGTCCCCAGGCGCTCCTGGCGCATCGGCCAGAAGACGATAAAGTCGCCGCCGCGCGGCTCGGGGACGCGGTTCGCGAGGCCGCGCACGATCTCGGTCCCGTCGGCGACCAGGGGGAGAAGGAAGGCTCGGAGCGCTGCTAACTCCGAGCTTTCCTTCAAAGACAGCGTCGTGATCACGAGCTTACCTGGAGCGTAACGGCCAGGCTGCACCAGTCGGGAAACTGCTCAAGCGTTTGAGCGATAAGCCACGTATCGCCGAACGGATACATGGTCCCGTCCGGGAAGACCAAGAGGTCGCCGCCGGTGCTGCGTTCGCGGCTGAGGCTGTCGTAGTGTCCGTTGACGTAGACCTTACGGCGCTCGCCGTTAAGTTGAAGTCCGTCGAGCATCTGGATATCGGTGTAGGCGAGGGCCTGGATCTGGCAGGGAACGTCGGTGAGCGTGTCGTAGGTAGGGGTTCTGGTTCCGTCCGGCGACGTAGTGTACCCGGTCGCGACGAGGATCGTCGCCAAGATTTCTGGGTTAACGGCGCTGATCGCGCCACGGACGATCTGGTGGAGATTTATGACAACCTCCTACGCCGCCCGGCGAACGCCGTCAGTAAGCCCAAGCTGGCGTAGCGCGGCACCGATGCAGAGCTCCGGCGAAAGCTGCGTGCGAAACTTCTCGAACTGGCCCGCGTGAAGTCCCTGCCACATCGCCCGAGCGGTCAGCGCCACGGCGTAGAACTCTTCCTCGGTCTTCGTGAACCGCACAATAGAATCCCATGGAGCAGAAAGATCGTGCGGTTCCGCGACCACCGGGCGGCCAAGACAGAGGGCTGTCCCACAGCGCGACGACGAGACAAGCCCCATTGCGTCAAATTTTCTGATCTGAAGTATGACCTTCGCTTCCTGCATCGCCACGTCGCGCTCGGTCTGGGTCGTGAAGTCGGCGACGATCCGCACGGCGTCCCTCTTCCCAGCCAGGTTGCCGAGCTTTTTCAGAATCCGCAGGCGGCGCTTCGACATCGTCCCGTAGAACCCGAAGTCGAACCGCGGCGGCGCGAGGCTCGGCCGACGGACCAGGGAGGGCGCGTACCCGAGCTCGACGTAGGCCGTCGGGGCGTGTTGCCCGTACCAGTCGAGGACGTGCTGGCCCGGTACCAGCGCCAGGATACCGTCGAGGTACAGCGCGACCGAGGGGAAGTCGCGCTGGCGCTCGGCCATCTCGCGCTGGGTGCCCCAGTTAAAGCCCTTGGGTGTCGGTTCTTCAGTCGCAACGCACAGGAAGCGCGCGCCGCGCGAGTGGAGGTCCGCGATGATCGCGGAGATACCCGGGGTGAACCCCTCGACCAGGACGTTGTACCCGACGTCAGCGGTGATTACCTTGTCGTTAGCCTCGTCCCAGATGGCCTCGTGACCGAGGGAGCGGAGTTGATGGCCCAAAATTCCCACAACATCTTCAAGCGAGCGCTGGCCGAGCAGGGAATGATTCATGAGGTTAAAGGCGAATTTCACTTGTCCATCTCCACCTCGTAGTCGACGCTGTGAAGCAGATGAGAGCTATCGATTAACGGATCATCAAAGCCTTTCTTCTTTATCGTCGCCGGCGCGTTCGGCGGGTCCTTGAGGTCAAGGATCGACTGCCGCAGCTGGTCGGCGACCACGACCCCCATCTGGTTTAGGCTCAGCTCGACGTCGTTATGGTTGTGCGCTAGCAGCGTCGCGAGCGTCTTCGGCCAGTCGGCGCTGTTGCCTGCGATCATGTTGCGAAAGAACGGGCGCGGCGGTATGTTGTGAGCTGGGGAGCCAAATTCCTGCACGCTCGCGACGAGCGCCACGCTGGTGCCGTCCGGGTAGGTCGCGCCCTCGAGAAACCCGACGCGCACGACGCCGCCACGCTTAAGGTCGTGTGCCAGCTCTTTCAGCTTGCGCTGGAGGGCGTCCCCGCCGGATAAGGCGGTCACTCGAACAGCCCCCGGGAGGGGAAGATCGAGTTAAAGTTCGGCCGCGGCCCGGGCACGTACCGCATGCGACGGTACGGCGCGGTCGCCTGCCAGAACGACAGACCGTAGGAAGTTTGCGTGAACCACGCCGCGTTTCCCGGGACGCCGTTCAGGTCGGTCCCGGCGCTGACGGACCCCTCGGTCGCCTGGCTGATGCGCCCGACGAGACCAGAGGCCGGTTGGCCATTGATCGTAGCGTACAGCTTCGCGAGGTGCGCCGTCAGCATGTTGAGAAGCAGCAGCTGGATCCTGTCGTTGCGGACCGGGCCGGTCCCGTCGTTGCGCAGGTAGATAGTCGCCTCGTCGAAGTACGCCTGCGCGACGGGCTCCATGACGGTCTGGAACTCCGGGTACCGAAGAACCCAGGCGGTGTAGTTGAAGGTGACCTGCGGGTCGCTCATGTTCGGGTTATACTACAACATCGCGGACCGCGCGACCTGGAAGTAGGTGTCGGGGCTCGTCACGTCGCAGTTGCCCTCACCGCGCCACTTGTAGATCCACGGCCCGAACTGGGTCGTTATCACGTCGCGGACGTAGACGCCAACCTCGAGCCGGGTGACGTCGGTGTAAGAGGTAACGGCCCCGTCCGGAGTCTGGACGTACAGCGTCACCGTCGTGGGATCAATCGGGGTCACCCCGTCAAGGCCGGTAAAGGTTGTTTTCAGCTCAACCTGGGTGTCTATCTGATAAGTGTTCATTCGTCCTCGTTTCTTGCGCTAAATTCCGCTTGATCATTGGAGGAACCGCGCGCCGGCGCCGCGAGGCCCCGATCGGCAGCGGCGCTGAAAAAGGCTGCGAAGTCGCGTACCGTGATCCTGACCCGGTGGAAGACGGTGGTGACGAGGCCCACAAGCGATGGCTGCGAGAAGAACACGGCCTTCGCGATTGAGCGGACTTGGGTGACCAGCTGAGATTGGCTGAGCCGAAGCTGCAGGTTACCGGGACGAAAGGCGTTTATCGAGGCGACATCGGTCGTGCCTAGGAGCAACAACCTGAAAAGCCGCTTGCTGACGACGACCATCTCACCGATTACTGCGACCAAGCTCTTCGTCGTCGACCGTGTCAGCATGACGGTCTGGCCAACCCCGACGAGCATGCGGCGGGTGGGCCGTTGCGCCAGTATGACGACCTGGCTAACCCCGACGAGCATGCGGCGGGCGGTCCGTTGCGCCAGGCTGAGGTTCTGACCGCTGCCCAGGAAGAGCGTCTTGGCGACCGATCGCGTCAGCGCCGGCGACTGAGCAACCACGAAGGTGCTAACCTTACCGATGACCCTCTGGAGCGCCGCCTTCTGAACCTGCGTCAGCGTCATCGCGCGGAATGTCAGGCGGCCAGTTATCAGGACCACGCGCTCGCCGCTCGCCCAGGAGAGGCTCTTGGCGGTCGATCGAACGAGCGACGCTGCCTGAAGCAGTGTCAAGGCCTGCTGCTTCAGCGTCGAGTGGGCGAGAAGCACCCGCTGCGCCGTCGCAGCGACGAGAGACTGACTGAAGTTCTTTGCCCCCTGAACCGCCGTTAGCAGTACCTTGGACGCCGTGGACAGCGACGGCGCCTGCAGGTGACCGCGCGTGCGCGCGAGGGAGACTACCTCCGACTCCGACAACGAAATTTTATGAGTGATTCCCCGGGTCAAGACGAACTGCTGCGCCTGGGCCACGATCGTTCCCTTGCCCGTCAACCGCATCAGCGACACCCGCTGGGCGACGACGGCCGCCAGGCTCTGCGAGAAGTTCTTGGCGCCCTTCGTCGCGGTCAGCGCCGCGGCCTCGGCGGTCGCCAGCGACAGGTTCCTTCCGATCGAGCGCGCCAGCGCCGCTACCTGGGCAACGCTCACAGACGCGGTCTTGAGGGCTGCCCTGGACAGGCGCATGGACTCAACGACCTGGAACGAGAGAGTTCTGGCGGTCGATCGGGAGAGGAGCGCCCGCTCCGTGACAGACAACGACAGTGCCTGCAGCTTCGACTTGAGAAGCGTCACGTTCTCGACGATCGAGAGGGTCAGAAAGCGGGTCATCGATCGAAGGATCGAGACGGACTGGCCCTGCAACGACGTGAGGTTTTTGCCGCTCGCCCGCGAGAGATTCATCCCCTCCGCCAGCGTGGCGAAGAGGTTCTGAAAGTTGGTTCCACCGCCGCCCTTCGTCGGGACGAGCACGACCGCCTGAGGATCAACCAAGAGCAGCATCCGGACAGCGAGGCGCGACAGCGCCAGAGCCTCGGGGGACGTCAGGTTGACGGTGTTCTTGCCGACGTTCTTGAGGAGACTGAAGACCTGTCCCGTCTTCACCACGGACAGGACGAGCTCCCAGCAGCCGACGTCCCAGGCGCTGCCCTGCGGGCGCGACGTCCCGACGATGTCGACCGCCGCCGGGATGTCCGTGGTGTCGGTGGTACCGGCGTTGATGCAGTCCGCTCCGGCCTTCAGCCGGAAGTCGCGGGTCGCGTCGACGGTGTTTTGAAATTGATTGGCGTAGGTCTTTCCCCCGGTGACGCCGGTTGGCGGACTAGCTATATCACTTATGCAATTCACGTAGGTACAATTAGTAGAGGGAGTGCTGGTAAACCCGAAAAAGGCGCAATTTGTTAGCGTGATCCCTGAATAGCTTGCCCCAACGACAATGCCGCTTGTGGCAAGATCACTAGGTTTAACAATAGTACAGTTAGCGAACTTAACAAGCCCGGCCCGCAGCGTAATTGCATTACTTGCAGCACTGTTCCGCATCACCATCAGGCAATTTCGTAATATACAAACCTGATCTAATAACACTACCTCAGCGGCGGTACTCGGCGCCAACGATTCAAAAATGCAGCTATCAAGGACGCAGTTCGGAGAAATGTTTTGCACCCAAACGCACGTATGTGCGTAGCCAGAAGCATTATCTTGAACCTGTAGATTACTAATGATGACGTTAGCGTCACCAATTATAATCATATTCCCAGAACCGCCGCTAACGCGCAGCCCAACACCATTGGCTTGATCATAGGCTAGCGCGTTAGTTTGAGCGTTTGCACTATCCCTAAAACTCTGCCCCGGTCCGGTTGTTAGTGTAATAGTATGAGTGGTGTCGGTTGTCGTCCCGCCGAAAGTAACGACCGTAGTAGCAACGACAAACTCGCTGTCGTTGTAGCACTGTCCGACCTGAACCGTGTCGTTTCCAGTCGCGGCGGTAATGTCCGCTGGTAGCGCGTCCTCCCACGACTGGATCGTGGTGTAGTCGCGGGCCGGCGAGACTTGGGTGCCGATCGACTTGGTGACCGTGGTCGGCACGGGACTAGCCTATGACGGCGGGGGAACCGCCGAGGACGCCCGGGTCGGTGATCGGCGGCCGCTGCGTGGTCAGCGTGGTGATGAACGTCTGGATCTGCAGGACGGTCGCGGTGAACGTGAACGACGACGCCGCGCGGGTGTCGTCCAACAGGTAGGCCCGCAGCTGCCCGGTGATGTTCACGTTGTCCAGGAACAAGAAGAACCCCCGGCGCTGCAGGGTGAGCGACGGATTGAGCGGGTCTACCGGCAACTCGGGCGTTAGGAGAGCCCGCAGCTGGGCGAGGATCTGAGCGTTCGACGTCGGGTCTGCGATCGGAAACTTGATGATCCGCCAGAACGGCAGGGTAAGCTCGTCGCGCCCCCAAAGCCAACCGTCCAGCTCGACGTCGATCACGTCGCCGCGCTTGGTACACTTGCAGTTGCGGTAGAAGTCGGTGTTTACCTTGTCGGTGACGCGGATCAGGGCCTCGGGCATCAAACGTAGGCGTCCATCCAGCCGTTGTTCGCCAGGACCACGTCTCCCTGCGGCGTCCGGTGGCTGTAGACGCACCAGTACTCGGTACCGTCCACCAGCGCCGTGATCTCGTGCTCGACCTCGGCGCGGACGAGGAAGTGGCGAAGGCCGAGGAGCGTCCCCTCGCCGAAGTCGCGGTCGATCACGGTGCCGTCGGGCAGGACCGCGTGGACGTGGACGGAGCCCGAGAATACGATCGTCGTGTGGTCAAAGTTGTGCTTATGGCCCTGCGTCCTGTCGCCGGCCTTCGCGAGCTTCTGCGCGCGGATGTAGACGTTGCCGCTGACCCACTCCATGTTGCCTCGTCCTAGTTGGTGAACAGTATCGTCAGGAGCTTCTGCCTGATCCTCGACACGGTCTGGGCCATCGCGTAGCTGAGGTTCTTAGTTGGAGTCTTCGCAAGCTGAGTCACTGACGTCGAGCGCACGGTCATCGCCCGCGTGTTCTGCGCGCCCAGCTTAAAGGTCAGCGTTCCCAGGACGCCGCCGTTGAACGTGCCGCTGGCATCGGTGAACACCGACGTCTGAGTCGTCGTCGCGTTGACCTTCTGATAGCCGAGCGCCGAACTGCACGAGCTGGCGGCGTTGCCGGCCGCACTGGCCGAGTTGACCGCCAGCAGGAACGGCGCGGTGGCCAGCGTGATGGTCTGCCCGCGGGTCAGCGCGAACCACCCGATGATGAGCTCGCTCGCCTGATTCAGCGTCCCCGTCGCCGGGCAGCTGAACGGCGAGGTCGTGTCGGTGACGTTGGTGGCGTTGATGTCCACGACCGGCGTGTTGAACGGCCCCTGAAAGACGGCCGCCGCCGCCGCGAAGTCGTCGGTGCCCGCCGCGCCAGTGCCGGTGACGCTGGTCAGCGTCCCGGCCAGAGTCGCGATGAAGTAGAAGCAGCGCCCGCCGACCGTCGACAGCGTCCCGGCGTTCTGCGCCGTGTACGTGGTCGGCGTGTGGAGGGAGTCGGTGCAAGAGGTCACGCTGTTGGCGCCGACCTCCGAGAACGTCGCAACGATCAGGTCGCCGATCGCGACGGCAACCGAGCCGGTCGCAGCCATCGCACCGCCGACCGGGATCGCGGTCGTGCCGCCGGCCAGCGTGCCCTTGAGGTCGCCCGGGGCCGCCACCTAGGCCCTCCGGAGGACGTAGATCGTGCTGTTGTCGCAGTCGCGGACCACGTGGGGGCCGAACCATCCGACCAGCGGTAAGTCGTTGCACCAGCCCATCGCCTCGAACTTTCGGTCCCACCACGCTCGCGGCTGCACCGTCTGGTGGAGGACGACGCCCTCGATCACCTCCTCGTCGTGCGACACCGAGGCGACGACGTAGCCTCCCGGGGTGAGGTGGCGGCCGATGTTATCGAACACCGGCGCGAGGTCCTCCTCTGCGACGTGCTCCAGGAACTCCCAGGCAGTGACGGCGGAGAATCTTTGTGGTACGCCGTCCAGCATGATCTGAAACGGCTTGGTGACGTCGGCGGTGAAAAGGAACTCGGGGATCGTCGCCCACTCGGCGCGTCCGCGCAGCTTCGAGTAGTCGCTTCCCTCTACCCCGACCGCCATGACCCCCTCGTCGAGAAACGATCGCACCATGCCGCCGCCGGAGCAGCCAAGATCGAGGACCGATAGCGAGCGACCGGAGCGACCAACGAGCTGGCGCAGCTTCGCGTTAAAGCGCGGGTTTATGCTGTTGTCCCGCGCCGTGCCCCACGGCTGAAGGTGGTCGGGGCTGGTCAGGGCAACGGGATGGTCGGTCAGGATGGAGAAGGTCACGGTGATTTCGCATTGTGGTACGGGCGGCCGAGGGCATAGCACTGCTCGGTTTCGTCCCTGACAAAACGGTATATTGTCGCCACGACGCCCTCATGCAAAAAGTCCATGTAGCGCCATCATACCCGAAAACAGGCCGACAAGCAAGACCGAGAAGTTGTCGCGCCATAGAAAGCTCACGGTATCGTTACTTGCCAGCGCGATGCCCGCGAAGTCCCCGTGCGCGAAGCAGCTTCCGCCCTGCGCCGCGCCGACGGTCCCGGTCTGGCCGCCGGCGCCGGAGTTGGCCCTGGCGCCGCCGTCGCCGCCCACCGTCACCGAGACGCCGGTGTTGTGGATCGCGCTGGTCGACCCAAGCTGGCCGCGCGACATGGTGAGCTGGTTGGTATTGATAGCCAAGATCAACACCACCTCGTTCTCGATCTGCGCGTAGGCGTTGGCGATCAAGTTGGCGCCGGCGACGACCGAACCGGTGTTCGCCGCAGCGGTGATCGAGACGCCGGTGATCGTCGTCGTCCCCGAAAGCGTCGGCGTGTCCGAGAGCGTCGCCTCGGTGATCGTCTTCGCCGCGATCAGGCACGTCAGCGTACCCGATACCTGATAGGTGTCAGCGAGGAACGACGTGGACACCAGCGTCGAGGTGCCGGCGGTGCCGACCTCGGTGGCAGGCGTAAACATCGCCACGTCGGCGTTCGCGGAACCGGTGTTGGTCCCCGTACCCCACTTGACGTTCTTCGGCTCGGTACCGAGGGCGCGGATCAGCCCCGTCAGGATCGAGCGGCCGGCCCAGGTCGCCGTTGTCGCGTTGGCCAAGATCGCCTCCTATTATTCTGCGGCCAGCGCCACAGGTGTTACGCCGTCGATCAACTTCGTGACCTCATCCTTAACATGATCCACGACCGGCTCCCACTTGAACGGCTCCTCCTGCCGAAACAGCCGCAGCGAGGGCCACCAGGGCGTGCTCTCGTCGTCGCTCTCGCCCCAGACCCAGTACGGGTCGCGCGGGAGCATCACCCACGCGGGAAGCCCCAGCGCGCCCGCGAGGTGGGCGATCGAGGTACAGCAGGTGATCACGAGGTCGAGCTGCGTCATCGCCGAGCCGGTCGCCGCGAGGCCAGCTCGCGTCAGCTCCGTGCTGGGGTCGACGACGAGGTCGCCGACGCCGACCCGGTTGAGGTCGGCCTGCCCCGGCCCGCACTGGAGCGAATAGAGGAATACGCGAGGATCGGCCGCCAGCCCGATCAGCAGCTCCAGTGGCACGGTGCGGTCCCGATTGCGCTCCTGCTTAGGGTTCCCGGTCCAGCAGATACCGACCCGGAACGGCTTGACGGAAAGACCGGCGGGGTAGGGAACCTGCACCATCTCCCCGACGCCCTTGACACGCTCAGAGATGAACCCTGGGTCAGGCGGCAGATGATCGATCGTCGCGCCCGCGCGGTATGGTAGACTCCCCATGAACATCGAGTAGTCGGTCTTCGGGATCGGCGTTCCCTCGGGGCAGTACGCTATGCGCGGGTCGTCCATGTACCCGCTCAGCAGCGAGTGGACGATCCCCGGCCAGCAGACATAGATCCGCGCGGCGCGTTCGGCGAGCCACGGAAGAAACCGCGCGAACAGGACGTTGTCCCCGATCCCCTGCTCGGCGAACACGAAGATGGTTCGATCGGTCAGGTCCTCGCCGTCCCAGTAGGGCGCGACGAACTTCGGATAGTTCTCCGGACTCTTGGCGATGCGCGCCTCATAGTTCTGCCAGCCCTCCTCGTACCGACCCTGCCCAAGAAGCATGAGCCCGTAGTTGTAACGGAGCTTGACGGCGTCTGGGTTCCGCTGAAGGCCGGTCCGGTAGGCCGCCTCCGCGCCCTCGACGTCCCGCATCGACTCCAAGGCCAGCGCGAGGTTGCCCCAGGCATTGGTGTTGTTCGGGTCGCTCCTCAGGGCGCGCTCAGCGCACTCCCACGCGTCAACGTACTTTCGCAGGTGCCAGTAGTGCGACGCCAGGTTGGCCCACAGGTCGGGCGCGGTCGGCATGATGTGGATCGCGCGCTGGGTCGTGACCACGGCGGCGTCGAACATCTGCCCCTCGGCCTGCGCCACCGCCAGCCGGTTGAGGCCGTCGATCGCGGGGTGGACCGGCCGGTTCTCGGCGCCGAGGGGCGTCACCTCCATGTTGCGCGACAGCCCGCGAACCTCCTCGACCATCACCTTCCAGGCGGCGTGGCCACGCACGTAGTCGTTGGCCGCCTCCATCCGGCGCGCAAGGTCGGCGTAGGGCAGAAAGGCGGGAAAGTTGCGACTGTCGTGGAAGCCGAACGCCGGCCGCAGCGGGCCGTACTCGTAGGCGAACCGCTCAGCCACGTCGTCGGGTGCCCAGACAAAGCCGCGCTCCTCTAGCCGGACCCGATGCCGGCGGCAGAGCGTGTCGTCCCACGGAAACGCGTAGGGGAAGTCATCGGTATTGGCGGCCAGGAACTGCATGAGGCGCGTCGACATCAGTGCGAAGCCACCGTTGCCGACCCGCAGCTCGCTGTGGAACGGCCAGGGGGCGCCGACGTAGTCGTAGTCGAGAAAGCCCGGCTCCCACAGCGCCGGGTCGGAGATGCCGGAGTCCCACTCGATGTTCAGGACGTGGCTGGTGCGCGACGAAAGCGACTTCGGAATCTCGTTCCAGAGGTAGGACTGGCCCTCGATCTTGCCGAGGCCGCGCGGAACCTGAAACCAATCGACGTCTGCCTTGATCAGGGGCTGCATGTCGACCTCCGACCAGACCTGCACCTCACCGAAGCTCGCCTTGGCGAGGGTGTCCTCGACCGCTATGGCCGCCAACCGCGGGGCCTTGGCGTCGTAGATCAGCAGGGTCACGTCCGGTAACTGCAGCTCGCCTTCTCGCAGTTTAATCATCATCTATTACTCATGTCAACCTGTTCTCAAGGTCGCCCGCCGCTTCCTTCAGGACCATCCCAACGGCCAGCCAGAAGCGGCCGATCAAGGTATTATCGGAAGACCTATTTAACGGGCTAATTGACATCTCCTCGGCCTGCTCGGCCCACCCTCTCATGATATCGGGCAGCTGCGTAGGAGTGATGCTCTCCAAGTCGAATGGCTCGGTTGATTTTTGAAAACCGAACCTCACCAGCTTGGTGGCCTTTCTTCAGCGCTCCGCCACCACTGCCACCAACGCGGAGGCGTCCAGCCGTTCTTCTCGGCTTCCTTCCACGCTTCACGCCTGGCTTCACCGGGAGTAGCACATCCTGAGACCGTCACCGCGACGAGTCGGTTTATGGTCCGGTAGAAGATCACCGTGTGACGCTGAACCTCACCGGAGAGCATTTGTTTCTCTACATACTCCATCGTCACGACATTATCCCCAGTTACAAACCAGCCAGCCGATGCGGGCTGATCCACTGGAGCGCCCGCGTGTCATCGATACTCCGGCCACGACAGAGGGTCACGATCCGCATCCAGAAGCTCATGTCCTGCCAAAAGTACGACGTCATGGCGGCGGCCTCCTTATCAGACTGTCGCCGGTTCCCCAGCAACTTCCTCGTAGCCCTCCTCGCCCGGCTGGAGCGTCCGCGGCGGCGGTGGCTGACCGTCGAGCTGTGCCTCGGTCGGCGCTGGCAGGGGCGGCGCCTCGGCGGCGTCGGTCAGGCGCCGAAAGGAGCCCTCTACCGTGCCCGCGCCCACAAAGATCGCGTTGACGGCCTGCAGGTCCGCGCCGACGAAGCGCAGCACGATCCTGCCGTGCTTACCGGGGCGATCGAGCGCTGTCAGCTCGACCTCAAGCGCAGGCACCTGGACCTCGATCTCGGTGCCCTCGTGGGTAACCACGTCGGGAACGGTCGTCAGGTGGGCGCCGTGGACGGTGTACTCGAGGCTGACGGCGTCGTCGATCGACTTCATGCGGATCTCCACTTCGTAAACAGGCGCCGGAGGAAGATACCGAGCACCGTGAGTATCTCGCTTACCGACAACGGCGACGTCCGCCACTCGCGCGCCCAGATCTCGCCGAGCTCCCTCGCAACAGGAAACTTGGTGCCACAGTGCAGGCAAGCGTCACCGACGAACTGGCCGTCTCGTGGATCGCCCGCGGGAACGTAGCACGGGTCACTGTGGTCGTGGACTGACAGGTAGCGCGGGCAGGCACCGCACCTCGGGCAGGCGCCGTGGAACGTCGCCTCGAGCGACTGGCGCCGGGCTATGTCTACCGTAGTGGTCTGAACACGAGCGGCCATCTCGCGCTACGTGACCGCACCCGGAACGATCTCGATCGAGGTCAGAACCTGCGGTTCGGAGTTGACCGTAACCTCGAGCGTGGCCGAGAACTCGTGCCCGCCGACCGCGAGGGTCAGGCTGACCGTGTCAGCGCCTTGGGCGATCGCGGCCTCGATCGCCGTGAGCCCGTCCGAGGAGGGGGCCAACGTCGCGGTGGGCGACGACGACTGCGACCAAGCGGGGGTCGCGTCCGGCGATGGCTGCGTCGTCATCGGCTGGCCGTGCTGGTCGAGAAACGCGACGCTGAGCTGGAGGGTCTGTCCGACGTTAAGCTCAGTGGCCATGCGGGTGGTGTTCCTTCTGTTAAGCTCCACCCTCAGGCCGTTAACGCCAAGGGCGACTCGATCGTGACGATGACGACGACGCCAGCACCATCGCATCACGCCGCCGCGGTGGTGCCCTTCTGGACACGGGCGACGTCGGGGAACGAGCGGCCCGGCGAGGCCGGGTCGAGCGGCTCAAGGCCGGAGCGCAGCTTGGCACCGTCCTGGGCCCGCGCTCGCGCGCTGGCCTCGTCGGCCACGGCAAAGATAAACCCGCCGCGAACGAGGTCGCTGTCGCGGTTCTGCTCTTCCCAACGCTCCCAGAACTCACGCGGTATGTCCCGCGTGACCCCGTACCCGCCGATGATCAGGTGCGGCACGTCGCCCTGGGCCATCTTCGCCACGTCCATCGCGTTGCCGTTGAGCGTGTAGGTCTCCGGAAGGCGGCGCGCCTGGTGAACCTCGCGCATCCCGCCGCCCATCAACGGCTCGCGGCGCGTCTCCATGACGAAGCAGTGGAGGATGAGGCCGTTCGGGAGCTTGCACCCGACGACGACGTGTTCAGAACGCGACGACGCAGGTTGCGGTGGTGCGTTCTGGACTTTCTTCTCTTCTACTGGCTTGGCGGCGTCTGACACTGGGGCTCCTGTGGTAAGAAAGCAAGGTTAGGAGACGGATCGCCCGGAGGGGGCGACCGTCTCCTAAACGCCGATCATGCTGGCTGCGGCGGCGGGCATCCGGATGACGGCGCCCCAGGTGCCGGCGGTCATCTTCTGGCGGAACGAGGACATCGCGCGGATGATCGGGTGGGCGCGCATCTTCTCGTTGAACGCGCAGAACCCGGTCTTCTGCCCCTCGATCTCCTCGACCCAGAGCTGGACGAGGTTGCCCGCGGCGACGCCCTGCGGGTTCGACGCCGTGCGCGCGCCGTACTGGACCGCGGTCTTGACCTCCATGTTCGGGAAGTTCTTTTTCAGCAGATCGGCGACGTTGACGTTGAAGGTGTTGGTCGCCGTCAGCGCCACGTCGCTGGTGGGCGCCATCGCCAGCGTCATCTTTGCCTCGCGGTCGATCAGGCCTGCGGTCTGGGTGACCAGCTGGTAGAAGATCGCCTCGATGTCGGCGTAGATCTCGTTGGCCGTCGCGTTGATCGCGCCGCCCGCGCTGATCCAGCCGGTGCCACCGGCGGCCTTCGTCGACGGGGTAAGCGCGGCCGACAGGTTCGGGTCGTTCAAGAGCCCGTAGTTCTGCATACCCTGGATACCGAAGAAGTACGAGTAGTTGCTGAACTTGTTGAGGTTCAGGGCGGCGGCCTTGTCGATCTCACTGACCCAGTTGATCCGAGCGAGGCCGGCCCGCTCAAGCTCGAGCTCGCCGTACTCCTTGATGATCTGGAACAGGTAGGCCTGGCGCTGGGGCCAGTTGGTGTTGACGCCGGCGCGACCGTTCTCCGAATAATCGCCGTAGGTCGACACCTCGCCGGTGGCCTCAGCGACCGGGAACATCGCGGTCTGGTCGACCCAGGTGCCCTTGCGGACCTCGCCGAGAATCTCTGTCGCCTTGTTCGGCGCGAACAGGATCTCGTAGACCTGCGGGTCGATCAGCGTCGTCAGCATCGCCGGGACGCCCGAGTTCGGGTCCGTCGTCAGCGTCGGCAGCGCGTCCATCGCGACCAGGTTGTAGTCACGCTTCGCACCGTCCGGGAGGTACCCCTGGACCTCGGCGCCTGACTGCCAGGCGACGCCTAGCTCCTCGAGCCGCGGCCGGTCCGACCGAAAGAGGGCCAGCGCTTCGGTTAAGTTCATGACGAAAGCTCCTGTTGGGTCGGACGTCGGCCGTTAATCGTTGGTGGTGGTGGAGATCTTGACGAGCTCACCGGCCAGGCCCGAGGACATCGCGATGAACTTCGTCTCGATCGTGGTAGCCGAAGTGATCGTGGTCGAGCTGACCGACTGCGTCGGGTCGACGATGTAGGTGCCGGTCCCACCGGTCCCGGTCAACAGCTGGGTGATCGTGGTGCCGCTGGTGACGCCACCGCCGCCGGTGCCCGACAGGACGTCGCCGAGCTGAAGCGCGCCCGAACCGACCGCGGTGACCGTCAGCGTACCAGCCGCGGCCGTAATCGTGGTCGAGGTGACCGTCTGGCTCGAGATGTTGAGCGCGTAGGTACCGACGCCGCCAACGGCCGAACCGCTGAGCTGACCGACGATCTTGGTGCCCGAGGTGACGCCGCCGCCGCCAGTGCCCGACAGCGTCGCGCCGTTGTAGAGCACGCCCGAGCCGACCGCGGTGACCGTCAGGACGTTCCCGGCGATCGAACCGGTGACGCTGGTCGAGGCGATGGCGGCGATCGAACCGGTGACGCTCGCGGTCCCGGCGCTGCCGGTCGCGCCGAACGAGACCTTGCCGGTGCCGGTCTCGACGTAGGCCTTCTGGCCGATCAGCGCCTGGGTCGTCCCGTTGTTCTTGACCCAGAAGTCGCCGCTGTTGAACAGCGTGACGCCAAAGCCGGTCGGGACAACGAGGCTCGCGTCCGCCAGGTAGGTGGTGATCAGGCCCTGCTGCTCGCGGTGAACGAACCCGGCCGGGAGGCCCGAGCCAAAGTTGTTGACGATCGTCGGCGCGTTGTCCGGGTCGATCCCCTGGTAGCTCAGCCAGGCGAACCGTCCGACGGTGACGCCCGAGGCGCCGGCGACGAGCCCGCCGGGGCCGGCGAGGACCACGTGCCGCGGGTTGGTGCTGGCGAAGTCGCCCTCGACCGCCGGAGCGGGCTGGGTGCCAACAGAAGTCTGAAAACCACCGGCCATCTGGAGATCTCCTTGGGCGGAAAATTAGAGCTGGGTGATCCGAGCGGTCGCCGGGAACCGGGTATCGAAGCTGGTCGCGCCGGCCGGTGCGGCGTCGGCCGCGAGGCGCTGCTCGACCCGCTTGGCGCCGGGGCGCGGGAGCGCGTCGAGGATCGGGCGCAGCGCGTCCTCGTGCATCTTGTCGGCGTTCTTCACGTTGAGCATCTTCAGCGTGTGCCGATAGACCTGCTCGGCGCTGTCGAAGGAGAGCTTGAGCTCGCCGACGTACGGCCGCACGGCGTCGCGTGCCTCGGTGATCGAGCGCTCAGCGCGACGTCCCGCGGCCACACCGGCCTGGATCGCCTCGTCCATCGCACTCTTGGTGACCAGCTCGGGCTTGCCGGGGAAGTCTGGCGGTTCGTCGTCGGTCATGTCTGGTTCCTCGCCGCCAGGTGGGGGTGGGGGCTCGCCGCCGGCAGGGTTCTCGGCCGCGTTCCCGAGGATCTCGTCGAACTGCGACATGATCTCGGGGCTGACGTGCTCCTTGAGAAACTCGCGAGCCTTCGCGAGCGCCTCGATCGGTTCGTCGTCCTCGCCCTCGGGGTTGCCGCCCATCTCGCCGCCGCCTTCTTCTGGCATGTCCTCGTCGCGGGGCGTTTCCTCGATGATCGCATCGAGGAAGTGGTCGAGGTCCTCGAGGTCGGCGTCGAGCGCGAGCTTGTCGCGGGCCGCGGCGCGAACGCCACCGACGATCGCCGGAAGCATCTGCTTGACATTTTTGCGGGTGATCCCGCGAAGGACCGGGGTGAGGTCGAGCTTCTGATCCTGCGCAAGGCGCGGCATCATAAAGGCTGTAAGGGAGCCACGAACATAGGCCGCCGCTGGGCTGATCTTCATCTCTTCAAGTCTCCCGACCAGGGTCTTGGAACCTGTGAGCTAGTCTCCTACCACGACCCGTGAGGCCGCGCGACAGTTTTTTATCATGTTTAATTTGGTACGTCTACGTCGGAGCCAGCCCTTCCCTTACGGACTAGAGCAACGTGATTCCCGACAAGTTCTCGCATCACGCCAGAATATTTTACATTCTCGTAGACCCCCGGCGTCATGTCGGCGACGTAGTGATACGACGAGCTAAGCTCCTTCTGACGATCGTCCTCGATCGCGTCGATCGCGGTCTTCGGCCAGAAGACCAGGGAGTTGTCGAGGTACGGCGGGTTGAAGCGCGCGTCGGTCCCCGTGCTCCCGATGATCAGGTTCGCGGGGTGGTCCTCAGCGCTCGTCGGGCGGTGCTCGGAAAGGATCGGGAGGTTGTTAAACGTGTGCGCGGCGCGGGCGAGCTCCTTCGGGTCGCGCAGAAGGTGGTAGACCTTCTTCGGGTCGAGACCAAGCTCCTCGTGGTTGGGGATCTCCTCGCCGAGGTACGGGCAGACGTTTGCCTTGCTGATGTGCGCGCTGGCGACGTGAAGGCGACCGTCCTGGTCGTAGGTGCGCAGGCTGTCGCGATCGAAGGCCAGGCAGCTGTCGCCGGCAAGCGCTACGTCGGCAACGGCTGTCTTGCGCTGCTCCAGCTTCATCACGCCGTGCTCGGTCGCGCGCAGGCGCGACCCGCGCTGAAGGAGCACCTCGCCGGACGGGAGGATCGCGCCCTTCGAGCCGGCCGGGACGTGGACCTTGAGGGTGCGGCCGCCGTAGCCCTTATCCGGCTGCTCCTTGAGGTGCGCGCTGGCGAACCCGTCGTTCTTGAGAACCACGCCCGGCTTAAGGACGCCGTTGAGCTTGAGGTGGTAGTTGCCGTCGATGTGGCGGTAGACCGTCATCTCGGGGAGCTCGCCCTTGTCGAGGTAGCTCGTCAGGTGCTTGATCTCGTCCTCGTCGCAGTCGGTGTAGGCGCGCAGGCACCCGTTCATCGCGTCGTAGCTGTGCTTGTAGGTCTCGATCGCCTTGTGCTCCTCGGGCGAGGGCTTAGGCGAAGACTTCTCGTTGAGCTCGGGCGGCGGCGTCGGAGCCTTTTCGCCCTCTGCCTTTTTCAGGATCGCCTGGCGGCGCGCCTCGAGGGTCTGGGCGAGCTTGTCGTTGCCCGGGTCGTTCGCCTCGACCAGCTTCTTGATCTCGTCTGGCGTGATGTTCTCGAGCTTCTTCGCCGAGGCCTTAAGCTCCTCGGGCGTCATGTCCTTGAAGAGGCTGGCCGACTGCGCGTTCTTTTGGGGATCGCGCAGCGTGTCCCACTCGGTCGCCTGGTCGTTGAACGCGGCGCCCTTGGGACCGCCCTGCGCGCGATAGAGCAGGGCGCCGCCGAGGTCAAGGAAGACGGGCTTACCGTTCGCCTGTCCGACGTTGTCGCCGGTTAAGCCGACCGCGTCCCAGTTGGCGAGCCAGGCGTGGAGGGCGAAGTCCTCCTTTGCTAGCTTGCGCGCCTCAGGGCTGAGATCCTTGAGCTGCTTCGCCTGGAGCGGGACGAGCTTGCTGCCAACGCCGAGCTTGCCGTTACCAGCATCGACCGGGGCGTAGTCAGGACCGTGACCGCCGGCGTAGCTGTAGAGGGCAGCGGCGAGGAGCTCGTTCTTCGCGTGCGCAGTTGTCTTCGGCACCTTGACGTAGTACTTGGTGCCGTCCTTCGCCTGGTAGGTACCGCCCTCGTTCGACCCGAGCTGACCGCCGATCTTGGTCATTTGAGCTAAGGCAAGTGTTCCCGATTCTTTCTCAACGGGAACACTTGCCTTATGTTGGACTGCGCTGGCTGCTGCTGGGGAGGGAGAAGAAGCTGGTGAAGACGTCGCTGGCGCGGCCGCCTTCACCACCGCGCCGGAGATCTGATACTTCCCGCCCGGGGTCTTCTCGACCTTGGCACCCCACTTGTTCTTCAGCTGGTTCAGGTACCACTTGACGTTGTACTCGCTGTTCCCAAGCTCGGCGGCGAGCTCGGCGGCCGTCTTCGGGCCGTCGTGGGTGATCGAGTGGAGGATCTTGCCCGCTTGGGACTTCGGGTTCGGCGCCTTCGCCGTCCCCTGGTGACTAGTCTGGACCTGGAGCGCCTTCTCGGCGAACTTCCCGGGGTTGTCCGGCTGGCCGCGGGGATGCTTGTTCTCCTCAAAAGGAGCATCGGCTGCGACTTCGCTACCGACGATCTTGTCGTAGTCCGCCATCTCGAGCGGCTTACCGGGGCGGGCGAGGGCGAGCTGGGTCAGGCGCTCGGTCGCGCTGTGGAGCGCCTCGTCGTCCGGCGCGTTCTCGCGAGCGTACTCCAGCAGACGGATCAAGAGCGGGACGTCGATCGTCGGCGCGTCAAGCTTGTCCTGGTCGTCGTTACCGGTCTTGTGGGTGGCGACCGGCTTCGGTGTCCGCTGGTCGGGCGGGAGCTGGCGTGTCGTCTCTGGGAGGAGCTCGGTGAGGCGAACCGTCGGCGAGACGCCACCGGGCTTGTCGGTGAAGTCGACGTCCTCGGCCGCACGACGTTCGGCGAGGTCCTTCAGCGTGGCTGCGACGCCGGGGTGGAGCGGCGTGGGCGGGTCGGACCAGGGGTGCCAGGTGTGGGCGGAGTGCTCGCCGTTGAGCTTTGGCTCGAACTCGTCGTCCACCGGATGAAGGAAGGTCTGGTGGTCCCAGCCGTGCGGCGTGCGCTTCGCGTCGACGGCGTGAAGCGAGGCGGGGTCGCAGTCGTAACCGATCTCTTCCTTCGATTCTCGCGAGGCACAGGCGTCGAAGGCTTCATCTTGGTCGCACTGGCCGCCGGGCAGCGCCCAGTGGTCGGGGTAGTTGTCCTCGTTGGGGCTGCGCTTGACGAAGAGGCAGCGGCCGGAGGGGGCGGAGAAGAGGACGCTGGCGGCGCGTCCGAGCGGGGCCGAGCTGCTCGGCGAGGTCACGCTCGGTGGGACCTCGTCCTCTGCGCTATCATCCTCTGCCCATGAGGCGAAG